TGTCCATATGTAAGTGTTCCTTAATTTCATGGTCCACTATCATTAATAATGCAAAAACTATTTCAACCATTAGTGAGTTCCGTTTCCGTTAGCAAAAGTTCTTTGCTTATCTTTTAATTTTTCAATGTCCGATAATATCTTTTCTACATCTTTTTGTAAACGTTCTATATTAACTGTATTTGACATCATATCCTGCATTGCTGTTTCTATTTTTTCTACTTGTCCACTCATATGTTCTATAAGCATAAATTGTTCGCTATCTGCCGGAAGCGAACCAAGTTGGCCCCGTGGCCATTTGATTCTAAATTCTGTATTTTCAATTAAATCTTTTTGCATTAATTCTACTTGAGTAGAAAGTCGGTTTTGGGTCTCAATGATCCCAAAATATGCCCAGGTTCCAATCGCGACCATACAGATCAACGAGGCTACCGTCTTCATAGGCATTTGTACTTTAGCTTCGTCTGAAATCTTGAGTGCCATTAGTTATAACTATACCCTGTGTTGCCTTGTTCTAATTTTTTAAATAACTCTTCGTGTTGTTCCATGATCTCTTCATCTGAATCCATCATATGATCCATTTTATCTTCTAACTTTTCTACTGTTCTTTCAAGTTTATCTACTTTATCTAAGACTACTGCTTGTTGAGTAGACAGCTCGAACGTACGAGTCAGACTCCAGCCAGCTAGGGCTAGTAAAATTCCGACTAATAATGTCATTAATTTTTCAATCATTATTTACCTTTGGTTTTGGCTTAGGAAGTATATAGTCTTTTTGGTCTATTTTCAATAAGGGCTTTGGAGTATGCCCTGGTGACCCATATAGAGCTAAAAGGATTAATGCACCCCAAAGCAATGCAATATAATATTTTTTTACTCTTTGGAGCTTAAGAATCTTTTTTTGTGCTAACAGGATCCTCAACTTCTGATTCGTATTCATTTAATACCCTCATAGTTGTTCCTTTACGTTTATTGACATGACAGACACTCTTCTCCATCATTTTTAGGATCATTACATGCACAATCTGCGCAACTGCAAGAACCATATAAATCACTGTGAGCATCTTTACTACAATGACATAGACAATTACAATTCTTACACCTATTCTGTGCTTTATCTTCCATAGATCCCTCGCTGTTAGATTAGTTTAGAATATTATAGAGCCAATTACAATACCAACAATTACCGCCGCTGCAGTAATTTTATGGTCTAGCCATAATTTTTGAACTTGAACTTTTATTTTTTCCATAGTTTCTCCTTAATGTATGTCTCCCCAGTTTTTACCGGACTCATAGTCTACCTTGTTTGGTATCTCTAAGTCAACTGCTGATTCCATAACTTCTTTAATTAATTTAGCTTGTTTATCACTTTCTACAGAAATATCCAGTTCATCATGTATCTGTATATGAGGAACAATTCCTTCTTTATATAACTCTAACATAGATTTTTTAGTCATATCAGCAGCGGATCCTTGAATTAATTTATTTAAAGCCTTGTATGTATATGCCCTTCTAATACCTGGACCATGTTCTTGTACTGCTTGTTCAAATGGTAACGCTTTATGCATACCAAAAGTGTTTGGTTCCCATAAATGGAAACGACATAATCTCCCTCCCAATGTTCTAATTTGTCCTCTTTGTTGGGCTCTGTTAGAAACGCCTTTCATTAAAGACTTAACAAATGGAACTTTGTTATGATAAATAGAAAAAAGTTCCTCTGCTTTTTCCTTACTCACCCCAAGTTCTGCTTGAAGTTTTGCTTTTCCCATTCCATAAAATAATCCTAGATTAATTGTTTTAGCTTGACTTCTAGGAATGTCTGCCATCTTTGCAACAATAGTATGAAAGTCTGCGTCTCCTTCTTGGTAGGCATTTTTTACATTAAAGACGCTTGCGTCTTGATCCAGGGATGCATAGTGAACTACTAATCGTGGCTCTTGTTGATTGTAGTCAAAGCATCCCCAGTCGCAACCAGACTCAGGTATAAAGAGGGATCGGATCAATGGACCCAGGTCTTTGTTACGAGCGGGAATTTGTTGTAAATTTGGGTTAGAGTAACTAAATCTACCAGTTACTGTTCCTCCATTGTCAGATCTAATTTGATTAATATCTGCATGGATTCTCCCACAATGTTCATAGCGAATAATTGTATCAATAAATGTTGTATGAGCCTTGTTAACTTCTCTCGCTTCTGCTATCATCTTAACTAAAGGATGTTCATGAGACGAAAGGAAATTTTTTGTAAATGATGGAGCTTGTGTTTTCGCAGTTCGTTCGAAAGGTAAATTTAATTTTTCAAAAACTTTGGCAATCGATCGTGCTGCCCATATTTGAGGTTCTATTCCTGTGTCTTTTTTTATTTTGTGGAGTAACATTTCTTCTTGTAATGTTAACTGTCGCTTCACTTCATGAGCTTTGCTCACGTCCACTTTCACACCAAGAAATCGCATGTCAACCAGACAAGGAAAAAGATCAGTCTCTAATTCAAAAATAGCTCCTAGATCCTGGTCGCTTAATTCTTTTTGCAAGACTTTCCATAAAGCTAAAGTTATTTCTGCGTCACGTTCTGCGTAAGTTCCAACATACATTGATGGTAGCTTCCACATGTCTGCTTTAGGATCAACTCCCCATTCATTAGCAGCAGCTCTTAATTCTGTTTCGTTTTTACCTTTACCAACATAATCCCAACCTAAACTATTAAGATCATATCTAAATCTATTTTCATTGACGAGTGACGCTGCAATCATGGTGTCATAAATATTTCCATTTATTTTTATTCCCATCGATCGAATCCAACACACATCATACATTGCATTGTGAAAAATTTTATCTGAAGGGGATTGACAAATGTCCGTAAACCATTGAATTACCTTACTTTTTTCAAGGTTCCCACCACCTTCATGATCGAAAGGAAAGTATCCTGAGTAGCCATCAACAGCTACAGCAATCCCTACAACTTTACCCTTACCAATTACAGAACCTGATCCCATTGATTTTAAATCTGGATCATATGTTTCTAAATCTATTGCAATTGTATCTGCTTGTCTTAAGTCTGGAAATTCATCAGGCTTAACCCATTCTGTTTGTGCTTCAAACATCATTTATTTATCCCCCAGGAGTTAGGTGTTGGTTTAGTTTCTTTTTTAATTTCTTTAGTAGCGTAATCTCTTTCAATAATCATTTCTATAAAGTGAATTGCTTTTTCTAAATCTTGTTTTTTTCCTTTCAGTCTGTGTCTCAAGATATATTTTATAACGCAACCTTCAGGATAAAGCAACTCATTTTCGATTACGAATTTACTTGGCTGAATTTTAAATTTCTGATAATGTGATCCGCCAATTTGTTTATCATATGGATTTTTCATATTTTAAATTCTTTTCCTTTATTGTTTGATTTTATTAAATATAAATTTTGTTTGGTTCGAGTAACTCCTACATACCATACACGATATTCCTCATCTTGTTTTTCTTGAGATTTTTTTGCTCCTTTGATAGTATTCGCCGTTTGATTTAAAAATAGAACTACATTAGTAGCTTCCCCACCTTTTGCTCCATGAATTGTTGAAACTTTTATTCTGGGATCTTTACTTAAGTCTTCACCATTAACTAACATAGCTTTCATATATTCTTTTTTAGTAACAGGTACATTTTTAAAAGCTTCATACCATGTAAGATGAGCATTGAGATTAGTTTCTCCTGTTAATTCTTCAAGTCTTTGTCTTTTTATATCTGGAGGATTTAATCCTTGAACAAATTCATTCCAAATTTTTATATCTTCATGTAAAGTTTTGCCAATGCTGTTTCCTTGAGCGGTTTGAAAAAATAGACCCTGTCTTTTTAAAAAAGGGAGAACTGGTTGTAATAAGGAATTAGTCCTTGCTAAAATTAGCCAGTCTCCTTGCGTAAGATCTATGTCACTTAATTTAAAACGTTCTATAATTTCACCTTTTTCATCTCTTGGCAGATAATCTTTTTGAAGTCTATGTACTCCTACGCGAGTTATTATATCTAAAGCCTTTGTTTGTACATTAATAGGAACTCTTCGAGATTTAGTTAATCTAATATCATTGCCTTTAAAATTAATAAAAGATCTAACGTCAGCTCCAGCCCATCCAAAAATAGCTTGATCATCATCTCCTGCCACCCATACATGTGGTTGAAATTTTTCTTCGCTGTTTTTTATAAGAACGTCGAGCATTTTCCACTGTAGTTTAGAAAGATCCTGCGCTTCATCTACTATAATAACTTTAAAAGCTTTACTACTTTCTGCCTTTAAAAATTTTTCAATCATATCATTATAGTCAATAAGACCGTAGGTTTTTTTATAGTTATTTATTTCTGCAGCGATTGCTTCTAATTTAAATCTTTCAATCCATGTCAAATGTTCGTTTTTATCAAACTGTTCAAGAGAACTAATCTGTTGGAGTCGTGCTAAATTAATAAGACTTAAGTACTCACTGTCAGATGTAAAAATTCCATTCCATTGATTCTTTTCATGAGAGGCATACTTAATCTGAATTCCACATGTCTCGCCAATCTTTTGATAGTGTGCTTCCTGCATTACGTTTTCTTCTTTTAATCCTAGTTGATTAAATGCAAACGAGTGAAGAGTTTGAAAATATTTAATATCTTTTTTTGTCAGTTCTGTATTTGCTTTTAAGAATCTATCTCTAGCTTCTCCGGCCGCTTTTCTGGTAAAAGCAAAATATCCAATATCATCTAGAGCAATTCCTTTATCTCTATATTGTTGTACAGTTTCCAATAAACTGCGTGTTTTACCTGTTCCCGGGGGTCCTATTACTCTATATTTTTTCATTAGTAGTTATTCTCTTTTCTCTCCACAGGTTTATAAGCTATCTGATCCACGTGGAGCTGTGGAACACGGCAAACTTTTAATGTCTTGCCATCAACATTTAAAGAATGATTAAATTCAACTTTGCAGTCTTTTTCTAACTGTCGTGCAATTCGTTCTTCGGATATCTTCCAACTGTTTCCTAAGTGTTCAATAAAAGATCTAAACTTAAAAAAATGAAATCCTTCTTCGGTCCAACATGCACCGTTTTTAATTTGTGTTCTTTGTTTAGCTTGAGGACCATTCACACAGTATTGATAGAGTTCATCTTTTAATCTATCTCCAATTTGAGTTCCCGCAGGTGGTTTAATAACAGTGCACCCAGGTCCTCTCCATTCATTTAATTTTGCTCTATAATCTTTTGGTTTTAAAGGTTCAAAATAAACACCGGTTTGTTCCCAAATTAAATTTAAAACTTCTTTTTGAGTTGTCATTAATTTAGTGTTAGCCACAATTACTTCTATTTTATCGTCGTTAGGCATAACAACATTAAATCTGTATTCAGGTTCGATGTACTTAATAATTTGAAAATTAGTTATACTAGGAAAGACGGAGATAGTATCAGAGGCTATCCCAAAAGGTTTTTTGTAGCAAAGGCTCCGCATACATTTATCTTTAATAGGTTCTTCGTAGCATGTATGTCCTGCTGTCTCTCCTTTCCATGCTTTAATTTTAGTATCTAATTTAGCTTTGTCCCACGGGGTTTGTAAGTAGCTATAGTTTGCTTTTGAGACTTGATCAGGCCACTGTTCTTTGTATTTTTTCTTAGCAAAGACCATATAATTATACATAAATCTATCTCTTCCATCTTCTAATTTATGTTTAGAACATAGAGCTAAACATGGAGGTCCGTCTGAAAATTCTGGATCTGTGCCTAATAAAATATT